TGCAACTTAGAAATTTTCAGTCATCAGAATTTCAATCCATTTGTGTGTCAATACCGTAAACGGTAAGTACTGTTGCAACTAAAAATTATTGAGGCTACTGATTTCAGAACACCAGTTTCAATACCGTAAACGGTAGGTGCTGTTGCAACTTAAAGACCAATTAATCTGCCATAATGATACATATGGTGTTTCAATACCGTAAACGGTAGGTGCTGTTGCAACCATGGTTAAAGAACTACATACACTTGCAATCATTGAGTTTCAATACCGTAAACGGTAGGTGTTGTTGCAACCAAATTCTAGAACCTGCCAGTAGGACCAGGCAGTGATAGTTTCAATACCGTAAACGGTAAGGACTATTACCTCATTAGTTTTGTTTTACCTTCACCTCATTCAGGCACTTGAGATGTGCGGACCTCATCGTCGCTTTGCTCCTCTGCTGTCTCGCACCCTTCGGCGTATACCGTAAACGGTAGGTGCTGTTGCAACTTAGAAATTTTCAGTCATCAGAATTTCAATCCATTTGTGTGTCAATACCGTAAACGGTAAGTACTGTTGCAACCAGCAGTTTTAGTTGGCACTAAAAACGGTGGTTTCGCGTTTCAATACCGTAAACGGTAGGCGCTGTTGCAACCGTATTGGCAATCTTACTCCACAGACTATAGGTGTAGATGTTTCAATACCGTAAACGATAAGTGCTGTTGTAACTGGTCAATTCGTGCCAGTAGCAGTGTTGCACACTACTGAGTTTCAATACCGTAAACGGTAGGCACCATTGCCAGATTACCTTCGTTTTACCTTCACTTCGTTCAGGTACTTGAGATATGCGGACCTCATCGTCGCTTTGCTCCTCTGCTGCCTCACACCCTTCTTCACATACCGTAAACGGTAAGTGCTGTTGCAACTAGGTTTAGCGTTAAATAATAGAGACATTTACCGCGCATTTCAATACCGTAAACGGTAAGTACTATTTCCGTATCATCTCCGTTTTACCTTAACTCGTTCAGGTACTTCAGATGTACGGACCTCATCATCACTTTGCTCCTCTGCTGCCTTGCACCCTTCTGCGCATTCCGTAAACGGTAGGTGTTGTTGCAACGAGAAAAAGTTATGTTTATCACAGGTCTTTATAATTAGTTTCAATACCGTAAACGGTAGGTGTTGTTGCAACTGAATATTTTATAGGAGGAATAAATAATGTTAGTATTGTTTCAATACCGTAAACGGTAGGTGTTGTTGCAACTAAATAAAATGTCTTTCGCTTTTACAGTCGATCAAGATTCGTTTCAATACCGTAAACGGTAGGTGTTGTTGCAACGCATCGATAGAAGAGAATTTAGGATCTTGTTTATCAAAAGTTTCAATACCGTAAACGGTAGGTGTTGTTGCAACTTAACAGTAGCAATGGTAACAGTAGCAACAGCAGTAATGGTATGGTTTGCACAACCAGTGCAACCACATCACTACGAACTTCACCATGTGACTTATGGTGAAACGATGATAAGCATCATAGAAGACGCTAATCGTAACTCTGATGTCAACTACGATATCAGAGAAGCTGTTGCAACATCTGTAGCTGAATCAGCTAAGATGGAAGGAGGAGCAACAAGTCGTCAAATTAAACCAGGCGATAAGATTGCTGTTCCTATTTATAAGTAATTAGATAGGTTTAGCAACATAGTCCAGCTGTATGACTATAAACTATAGCAATATATGTTATTGTATGTCATAAGGAGGAAAAGATCATGACAACAACAATCTATTTAGACTTAGAAACATTAGTAATTGAAGAAAAAGAAAGCACAAGAGATTATATGGAACTCTTGGATTCTGCTCAAAAGTATTATGCCAAGAAAGGCATAAGAACTATGAAAGGCAGAATAGGAGATGTGTGCTTCTTGCAAGAACGAGAGTGTAGGAATGTTCTTATGCTTGCAACAATGGATGGTCATACAAAACGTGACCTTAAAACAGTAACAGACAAGATTATGTCACTGCCTTACTATGCTGTAGCACGAGGCTATATGCCGGGTGTATTCCGCACATGGTCTCAGTGCAAAGATTCTATAGACGGTTTTACCGGCAGAAAGTACAAAAAATTTGCCGGTAGAGAAGCTGCCATCCAGTTTATGATAGATAACAATGCTCCATTAGTGAGCTATGATTATCTAACAAAATAATTGTTTTTAGAGGAGGAATTCAAAATGAAAAGTATGTTAGAATTAAAGAAAGCATTTGCAGCAACAAAAAAAGTTAATAATAGTGGTGATTGGTTGCAACATAAAGCAACTCTTCAAGAATTAAAAACAGCTAATATTAGATGTCTAATTATTAGCGAAGAGTCTTGCATTCTCGATGTAGTGGGAGCCAATGTAACAGGTGCTATTACAGAAGAAGATGTGAGAGAATCAGCTGTTGTTGTTAAAGGTAAGGGCCTTAACTTTGATGGAGATTATCGATTAACTGAAAAGTCGATGGCGTCAGTAGAAAACATCATCGATGATTTGTTATTAATTGTAGGCAACTTCAAAGAAAAAGAAGATGCCTGCATGCCATTTACTTTCGAAGGAGATCGATATGTCTCAATTTCCTTATCAGCAAGTGCTCTCCGTCAGGGTAAACGCTTTTCTGTAAAAGAAGAGCTGTTAGATAAATGGCTTATTAAACTTCAAGCTGTTAACCATGGTATCGGCAGCTTTGAAAGAGAGAAAACCCTTAAAGTGGGCAAGGCCACCAAGCTATCTACATATGGCAACTTATGGTCTGCCAACGGGAAAGATTTTGTTGTCGATTTAAATGAATATTGTTTCATGATATTCGACAACATGGCTATCTTCGGTGAAGAAGATAATATGGATGGCCAATCATATCATTCGCATTATGATTTTTGCGAACTTTATGGCTGTCCAAAAGACAAACCTTTGTATTTACAAGCTCGCATTTCCGGATGTACGAAAACTGGTAGTCTGCCAGTAAAGAATATGTCTGGATTTTGGGCATTGGCAGCAGAGTGCAAACAACACTCTGTTATGTCTCTATCAGAAGTAGATAGAGACTATGATGGCGATGAGCCAGCTGTATGGATTGTCGGTAACCCATGCGGCAAATTATTGTATGTAACCGACTTTAACGGCTTTAAAGCCGTTCCTGGTTACATTAACCCTGAAGAAAACACATTTAAAGTTCTTCAGATTATTGAATCGACGCAAGCAAAAGTGTCGAGTCAATTGATTCAACATATTTAATTTAAATAATAAAAGGAGAATAATCATGAAAAAACAATATCTAGCAGAAAAATTAACAAAAGAAACTGTTAAACAATTTGAGTCCTATATTAAGGGCTCATTTGGAGGCACTGGTGTAGATGCCGCCATTCTTGCTGATGGTAGAGTTGCATATGATAAATATGTGTTCTCTGCTAAAGCAAATAGCTTAGCAAAAAACATGAGCAAAGTAATCAAGAGTTTAAAAATGTTTGGAGATTCTGACTCCAGATATTTAAGAGGCGCAGGTGATACTGTATGGATGTTCTCCAAAGGTATTCTTGCTGATGACGAAGTACTAGTTGCTAATAAGAGATTATTACAACATGGGGAAGCGTACGTTGTACGTTTCCCTCACAGTGCAAGAAGTGAATTTGCATACGTTCGTATGCTCGGCAAAGCTGAGTATATCGAACGTATTGAAGAAAGCGACTTGAAACCAGTGTTTAAAATGCTGGCTATTGAAGTTGCAAAAAGCTTGCCAGAAGCTACATTCTTATGTTCTGGTTCTTCAGTGTTTAAGGGCCTAACTGGTGGATCTGATTTCGATACAGACGGATTCATGTTTCTTGTTGGTGAAGATGCTCAAATCTTCGCTGACTGGAAGCAACGCAGTGTCGATATTCCAGACGATATCGGTGAAGCGTCTTCTGTTACATTCTCTAACTTTAGTGAATTAATGGAAGGAGTATTTAATGCCAACATTAGTACAGGTAACACCGATGTTGGTGAGTTCTGTGTTGCAACAAGTACAGCAATCACAGTATTACAAAACTTAGGCAACGAAGAATTGATTACCAAACTTAAAGAAAATATTTCCAAAGAATTCGGTAATGAGTTTGATGGAAGTATCGAATATGTTCGTTACTATGTTGGTGATGAAAATATTAAAATGGAAGATGTTCGTAATACGGTGATTGAATCAATTACAATATCTTTCGTCAAATCTGATCGTAGTGTTGCTTCTATTCAAGCATATTTAGAGGATATGTTAGAAGCAGCTCCAGCAGTAATCGGTATGATTATCGATTCTGCTAAAACAGGCTTAAAGGTGTGGGATCCATTAAGTTTCTTGTTCGACGGCATCAAACAAGCCCGTCGTTCTGCTCCTCCTAAGATTAAATGGAATGAAGAAGAAAGTAAATTCTTCGTAGAGGAGGATAGCAGAGTTAAATAAGTTTTATTGTGCGACCGACACGTTAATCCGGCAAGGAGTTCAGGATGAAAAAGAATAACGAAACAATTTATTTGAAAGACACAATGTATGAGTTGCAATTAGAGGCTGCAACTCGTGCAGTTGAAGAAGTCAATTCTATATTAGCAGAAAACGGTATTGCTGGCAGCATTGAAAAGTTGCAAGCAAAAGGTTTCTTTGATACATATAACAAGATTTGTGCAGACTTAAGCAAATCTGAGTCTGTCGATATTAAAGGTCTTGATATTGAAGGTAACTTCAGCAAAGCCAAAGAATACATTGCGAATACTATTCGCATGTATCTTGGCGATGTAAAGGATAAGTATGAATCTGCTAAGAATAGTGGTTTCAACTTTGCATCTTCTGTGTTGGAGTACGAGCTTGTAATGAATAGCATTACAAGTGGTGCTATTTGGAGACGTGAAAATGGCGAACAAGATTTGGCTAGCTCTCCACTTATGAAGGATATCGATGTGTTTTGTATCGATCCTACAAATAATAACATCCTTGATGGCGATCAAGTGGTGTTTGAAAATGGCCGTTCTTTAGATGGCCGCTTCTTTACATCTACTTCTGTTACTGGTGTACAAACAGTATTCAGACGTGAAGATGGTGGTCTATTCATCGTGGTCCATATTCTTGAGACACTTGAAGCACCTACAGAAGAGCCAATCTTTGCTGTACGTAGTAACGACAGCGAAAATGTGTCCAAGAATATTTTCTTGGCACAAAAAAAAGGCTATAAATTCTTCTTGTTGCCTAACAGCAAAGGGAAACAGGGCGATGGTTTATATGTAGAGTCTATGAAAGAAAGTTCTATTGGCCAACTCGTTAAGATTATTTCCTGTGATGTTGTCGGCGATAAAACTTTCATCAATAACTTCTGTGGCGAAGTAAAAGTTGATGATGTACTCTTCAACGTAATTAAAAAAGACGGTTATGGTGAAGATATTAAATCTGCTACATTGTTATTACGTAAGGCATAGTAGCAGATCCCCTTCGGGGCCCGTTAGGGATTAAAGAGAGAATAACCAACATTCTCTCCTTCGTCCCTGACGGTTGCCCTTCTTTTTTACTTCTTGGTGTGTGAGTTCTCTCCTCTAGCAGAGAAAGGCCTCCGGCCCGAAATCTATTATGAGGGAATTTCTCTTTCGTTATATTTATATTCATGGCGACCGTTTCCATGTAAAAATACCGGCAGAGGAGATTATCATGTTAAATAATATTAATGCAATTTCTACAGAACATACTTTCAAAATGGCAGTTATTTTAAATAATAAATTGCGCGAGCACTGCCGCACAGCAGTTTCTCTAAGTAGATTTTTCAAAGAATTTTACGGCGGTCGAGCTGAATTGCCAGAAGGTAATGGCAAATTCGACATTCGCCGTATCTTCCTAGATTGCTATGAAGGCTTCGATGAAGACGGTAATGAAAACAATCTTTACTATGTTTATTCTGTAATCGACAAAAAGAAAGATACTGTGTCCTATGGCACATGGGTATCTGAAACAGATATCCCATATGCTAATTGGGCATGGGAGAATTTATCTCGTAAAAAAAACATTGTTAAAGCAATGAACCTTTATAAGAGATAATAAAATTAATCGTATTTAGTTATGGATATTATATCTGTAGCTAAATACGATTTTTTTAAATAATATTGTCCGGTGGCAGTCGCCCGCATGCGGGACCATATTCGACTCCTGGCGCTCATGACATTGGGATGTGGCCCGCGTCATTTCGTCTCTAGTCGTCGAATATTCGACTGTCACCTTTATATGTATTTCGGCGTAGTACTATATTTAATCTTTATATAAACTTATTTTATTTACTTTATCTATTCAATCCGGCGGTATCAGTTTACTAGTATGTAACTTGCCCCGCCGGGGCGAAATTTTTTATGAGGGAATTTTCCCTTTAATACGTTATTCTTATGAGGAGGAAATTATGAAGTACGTATTTTTCGGTAATCTTGCCGAATCTTATGTTACAAAATGCGATAGCATTATTGATGCTGTCGATTGGTTTTATATGGAAGCTAATGGTATTGCTGTTGGCTTCCGTCCTGAGTATTTAACTATACGTGGTATGAAGGTAGCACGTATGGGAACAGTTGTTAGAAAAAGTGATGGGAGTTTAAATAAAGGGATTGTTTACGCGGTCCCATTTTACGGTCTATCACGGCTCAAACATTTGATTAAATAATGTTGTGGCCTCCGGCCCGAAATCTTCTTTGAGGGGCTTTCCCTCATTCTAATATTCAACATATGGGAGGTAAAAATTATGTTGACAATTACTTATCTTTATACATTAAAATTAAATAATGATTATTTGAGCATTTACTCTGAGGACAGCACTATGTCCATATTAAAAGAGTATCCAGGTGCTCAACTTGTTAGCAAAAATGAAGTTGGCTATAAGATGGTTATGGCTGACTGATTAATTTAATTATAAGGGCGTTAGATAAATGAATATTTAGCGCCCGCATCATTTATTATCTAAAAAAGGAGATATTATCATGTTAGATATTTTAATCGCAAAATTAGACAAATTCTATTCTGAACAACCTTGGCTCTTCAGAGCATTTTTCTTTATGTTAGGCTACGTTCTAACTGATTTAGTTGTAAAAGCAACTAGAAAATAATCATTCAGTGTGGCGAGGGAGAAGTCGATATCACATCATATCGCTTCTTCCTTTTTTTTATTTCGTGTAATTTACGGCTTAGTACCTTCCGACATTCGGTCGGCTCCGCCACGAAATTTTCTTTGCGGGTCTTGTTATTTTGATAAATGGCATAGTTCCATAAAAAACCTCTTTCTTGAACTCCTATATACAAACAATCCTAACTAACAGGACTGTGCCATTTATCCAGGTAGCAATATCTGGTTCTCCTCCTCTCTACTACAACTGTCGTCGGTGAAAACTAGACGACGGCAGTATCGAGTATACTAATTAATATATAATATTAGTATATTGGATACTGTCTTATAAGGGAGGCAGTAATTTATTTAAATAATGGGATATCCGGCCCTCATCGGATTTTTTAATTAAGGAGGCTATATCATGGCTAACATTATCGTAACAGCAATATTAGGCGGGACTAAATTGGGCGGTTTCGCCCGAGGTTTCGTTGCTTGGGGCAAAGAAAACGTGTCCAAATTGGAGAAACGTGAAGGTGCGTTCGTTCCAGTTGCTACCTTGCATACTGCAGACATTATTAATCTTTTGGCGGAACGTTCCGCTAACTACGACCAAATGATTGGTCAATTAGTATTACCTGATTCCGTGGCTATTAAAACTTATCAATTGATGGGTTTGTTGGCTAAAGGTAATGATGCAGAAGAATCTGCAGAACAAGCAACTTCTGAGTACGATACTCCAGAACATACAGTTGCTTATACTCGTTTGGCAGAAGCATTAGAAGCTAGTAAAACAGCTGGTGTTCAATTGCGTATTACTCGCCAATCCGAACTTAGTGGTTTTGACATCACAGTTCCAGAAGGTGTAGTAGTCGAAGAAGGTCAAGTATTGAAATTCGTAGATGGCAAAACAGCTGAAGGTATTACATTCACTAACGGCATGAAAGGCAACTATGAATATCCAGTTGCTACTCGTCACAATGGTGATTTGTACGCTCGCCGTTCAGAAACTGCATCTAGTCGTGCAATGAACGCATTGGCTAAAAAAGTATTTAACTTGGTTAGAGAAATCCCTAATCGCAAAGTTGAATCTGTAGACGGCGTATTTTAATATGGGGGCCTTCGGGTCCCTTTCTATTTTAAATAAGGAGGAACCAAAATGGCTCAATTTAAAATTGTAAATTCTAATAAAAATCTATTATCTTATATTCAAGAGAAAGCACAAGAAGAATTCCGTGCCACAGTTACGGCTGAAGAAAATGCCGTGACTATTGAATGTGAAGACGAGGTAGTCGATGATATATTGACTGCCTATAAAATGGCCAAAGTTAAAAGTACGGCTACTGGTTTGTTGAACTGGGGCGGTAAAAAAGTTGGCTTCGTTGCTGGCATCACTAAAGATGCTGGTATCGGCGGTATTAAAATCGCCTCCAAAGGCTTGTTCGGTGGCTTGAAAAAGGTTGCTGAATTAGGCATTGGTGGTGTATCAGTAATTACTGACGAAGCAAAAGCTTCTTGGTCTGAATTAAGTAAGAGCGATGAAATTCGTTCTATTAAGAAATCTTTCGGTAGCACTGGTGATAGTAGCGAAGATATCGTTATGGTTACTGGTGAAGCTAATCAAGAAGCTCAAGGTTAGTTATTAAAGGTTTAGATAATGGTGCACACGGGAGTGGGTCGCATCTGTTATCTAAACCTTATTTTTTATTTAAATAAAATAATATTAGCTTTAGTTAGGGAGAGTATTAATGGCTCCCGACTAAAGCTATATTTTTTTTGATGCGGAGTCCTGTATATATAAAGTCCGGTCTTAATTCTTAAAAGATTATTTTATTATATACATATACTAAAGATTGATTTTAATACAATCGATGTGTATATACTAAAATTATTTTTTTTGATAATCCTCACGTATGTGAGGGGCGTATGCCATATATTTAATTGGGTGGCTATGATTACTTATAGCGTAAAGTTATTAACGCTTGGTAAAGCCACACGGGCGCCCTATAAGCGA